ATAAACATACTTTCGTATAAAATCTAAATTTTATGTTGTAAAACATATTTTTATTGTTTATTTTTGTAACGAATAAACAATACTTCTAATGGCTGAAAAAAAAGAAAATAAATTAACCACAACTAAAACCAGAACTAAAGACTACATTGGTAAAGGTAAGATTAACCCCATTTCAAAAGAAAATATAAAAGATACTTCAACTGTAGAAAGTACCGTTATAAATGAGGTAAATACAGAAGAAGAGATAAAAGCAATCAAAAGAAAGAAAATAACTTATAGACCCCATATGAAGATTGATGGGGTTGATGACCCATATAAGGAAACGAAAGCTAAGATAGTTGAATTAGTTGCTGCCGACACATATACAAAGAAAGAGATATGTAATATGGCAGGCATTTCCAATTATATTCTTGATAAGTGGATGAAGGAGGACATTGAGTTTTTTAAAGCCCTTAAAAATGCGGAAATCGTTGCAAGACAAAACTTTAACGTGATTGCAAAGAATAGTTTAAGGAGATTGATTGAAGGATTTGAAGCTACAGATGTAACGGTGGCAGAAAAGTTTAATAAACAGGGGGAGATAGTAACAGTAACTTCCAAGGTTACGAAGGTATATAAGCCAGATACCGCCGCTGTTATTTTTACGTTGACTAATGTTGACCCTGATAATTGGAAGAATAGAAGAGATGTGTCGGGAGAAATCACCACAAACCAAGTCATTGATTTTAATGACCTGGAGGATTATATGAAAGATTTAAGTGATGAAGATTTAGAAGATTTGAAAAGAATTGCATTAAATATTCAGAAATTAAAGGAATAAGAAATGGCACGAAGTGAATTGGCAGTTGTTCAAAGTGGACTTTTTTTAAAAAACGGTGTTTTAAACGCACGTAGAAAGAAAGCTAAGAAAATATCTTCTATGATTTCAGAAGAAAGCCGATTTAATGTGATGATGTCAAGTCCTATTGCTATTCAGAGGGAGTTAAATAATAGGTCTTTTTATAATTTTTTCCTGTATTTTTGGGACACCATAACTCAAGCCAAGTTAGTTCCAAATTGGCACTTATCTTATCTTTGTGCAGAAGTTCAGGAAGCTGTGGAACGTGCGGCTTTGGGTCTTCCATGTGAAAATGACATTTTGATAAATATCCCTCCTGGAACTACTAAGACCACACTGTTAAGCATCATGTTAAATGCTTGGATTTGGACGAAGTGGGAATGGTTTCAGGTAATTGGAGCAAGTTATAGCCTACAATTAAGTTTAAAATCTGCATCCACAACAAGAGATTTAATCAGAAGTCAGAAATTCAAAGAAATGTACCCAGAGCTATATATTAAGGCGGATGAGGATAGCAAGTCTGATTTCCGAATAATGAAGAAAAGCAATGTGGAGAAAGAGGAAGATATACGAGGGGGTTTTAGATTTAGTACTTCGGTGGGCGGTACAGTAACAGGGATGCACGGGCATTTAATTATAATCGATGACCCTTTAAATCCTTTACAAGCCTTAAGCTCACAACTACTTAACACAACCAATCATTGGGTTAATTCGGTAATCCCTACCAGAAAGGTGGATAAGGACATAACCCTTACAATTATGGTCATGCAACGACTACACGAGAACGACCCAAGCGGAAATTGGATAGCAAAAGAAAAAGTAAGGATTAAAACTAATTCACACGACAGGGGTTTAAAACATATATGTTTACCAGCGGACATTTCAGAAGGCAAAGAATTTTTGAAACCAAAAGAAGTTGAAATGTACTACAAGGACGGTTTATTAGACCCAGAAAGACTTTCAAAGGGTGTTTTAAATCAAATGCTTGCCGATTTAGGAAACTACCAATATTCTGGGCAGTTTCTTCAAAATCCCGTATCATCAAAAGGTGGAATGTTTAAAGTAGATTTCTTACAGATAATCAATAACCCACCACTTCCACATGAAATTGAATTTACAGTTAGGTATTGGGATAAGGCAGGTACTGCGGGGGGTGGTGCTTATACTGCAGGAACTCGTATGTCGAAGTTAAAAGACGGTAGATTTCTAATTTCTGATGTTAAGCGTGGGCAATGGGGTACAGATGAGAGGGAAAGAATGATTAAGGCTGTTGCCAATGCAGATGGAAAGAGCGTTCATATAGGGTTGGAGCAAGAACCTGGAAGTGGTGGAAAAGAAAGTGCAGAAGCCACTATTCGTAATTTAGCAGGGTATAATGTTACGAAAGATTTGCCACGTGGAGATAAGGTGTTGCGTGCTGACCCCTTTTCTGTTCAAGTTAATTACGGGAATGTGTTATTATTACGTGGGGAGTGGAATGAACCATACATAAATGAAATGAGGAATTTCCCTTTATCAAAATATAAAGACCAGATAGATAGCTCATCAGGAGCTTTTAATATGCTAACCAGTAAAAGAAAGGCGAGAGTGAAATGAAGACTAAACACCCCACATATAATCCAAATATACAGAGAAACCAATTGTCGAATAACGAGTTATATAATAGACGAATGTTAGCTCGTTCATTGAATGTGGGGCATGTACATAAGAATTTCAATGCCATTCTAAATTACCCACAGGATATTGAATTTAAGGATTATTTCTCAAAATATGAACGTCAAGATTTAGCATATGCAATTATAGAACGTCCAATTGCCTACACTTGGAAGGGTGGTGTCTCAATAACTAATCCAAATGTGAAGACGGATACTATGCAGGAGGCATGGAAGAAGTTATATGATAGGTTAAAATTATCAGTCCATTTCAGGACAGTTGATAAACTCGCAAGCATAGGGAAATACGCCGTTATGCTATTAGGCTTCGATGACGTTCGCACCACCTCAGATTTTGCGAAAGAAGTAAAGAAAGGTAGTAGGGAGTTGCTATATGTTCAAGTGTATTCTCAGGTTGACGCTAAGGTAATAGATTATGATAGGAATGTAAATTCTGAAAGATACGGAATGCCTGTTATCTACCAAATTCAAACTAAAATAGAAAACACAACCATTTCTTTTCGTGTACACCATTCACGTATAATCCACGTTGTAGGGGAAATATTAACCTCATTTGTTGAAGGTAAGCCTGTTCTGGAGAAAGTATATAATAGGTTGTTAGATATTGAGAAGATAACAGGGGGAAGTGCGGAGATGTTTTGGCGTGGTGCAAGACCTGGGTTTCAGGGTGTCGTGGATAAAGATTACCAAATAGATGACATCTTAGAAGCCAATCTAAAATCTAAGATAAATGATTATGAAAATGATTTAAGCCGAGTTATAATGGCGGAAGGATTTGAATTGAAGTCCTTAAATAGCCAAGTGGAGAATCCAATTAACCATTTAGAGATACAAATAAATCTTATATCCGCCGCAACGGCAATCCCAAAGAGAATATTGTTAGGTAGTGAAAGAGGGGAATTAAGCAGTAATCAAGACGCTACTGCATGGGCGGATGTAATTAGTGATAGGAGGTTGTATATTGCAGAAATGCAGATAATAACACCATTCATTGAAGTCTGCAAGAAATATAATATTCTGCCAGATGAGGATTACATAATAGAGTGGGAGACCTTGTATGATATCTCAGAAAAAGATAAGGCAGAAGTGGCAAGAATGAAATCTGAGGCATTGAGAGCATATGCAGGTTCGCCTTTGGCATCAGAAATTATCCCACCAGAGGCATTTTTAAAACTACTTATGGGGTTCACTGCGGAACAGGTTCAAGAAGTGTTATCTATGATTGAGGCTGATGCTTTTAAACTACCAGAGGAATTAAAAGAATTAGAAGAATTAGAAGAAAACAACATAAATGAAGAAATATAAATGTGTGAGATTTGCGAACATATAACCGTTAATGAAAGTAAAAGCAAGGATTTCAGACGTCTTGGAAAATTAGACCCTACAAGGACCACAACGTTAAGGAATTCTTTTGCTAAGGAATTCAGAAGAAGGTTAACCAGGATTCAGAAGTTAATTGTTACTTCCATTCTTACAAATGATTGTTTTGGTCTCACAGATGATTTGAATATATATGCAGATAATAAAGTCCCACGTAAGAAGTTCCAATTTAAGAATGACCAAGAAAAAGTAA